CCAGGATGAATATTACTCATTCTAATTTTAGCATTTCTTAATAATGCTGACTTGTTCTTCTGAGTCCTCTTAATTATATACTCCTGTACTCCATATTTGCTGCTCAGAATGGCATATTCAATATAAGCATAAATGTATTCTTCAAACAACTTGTTTACTGTTACTTTAGTGTTATCACCATTATATAGTCCATCAGACACATATTCTAATACACACGATTTTTCTGACATCCCTGAGCTGAAATTAATAACGCCAGCCTTTTGGTCTATCCTAAACGTAGGGTTTTGATTCGCAGTTTCAGTGTTAAGCCCGAACCTTGCACCAATTGGGTATTCAAAAAACCAACCCCCATCTATGTTCCACCCTTGCTGCCCATGATATGGGCTGTTTTGATTAAGGTAAATGCTTCTATTTGTATTATTAAGTCTTGATAAATCCAGCTCTGAGTTTTGTGGTCTAAGAATATTTCCATCTATATCAAACAAAATCCTGCAATCATTATCCTGTAGATAAGCATCAGAAGACATGGCTTGGATATTTTCTGTCATCGGGAATAGCGAGCCATTCTCCCACAGCGAGATTCTAATCCAGTTTACATAATCAGGCGGCAATACAAATCTAAGATCAGCACACACATCTAACTGCAAAACTTTTGTTTCTTTAAAAGCATCATAATTTAATTCCTGAATAGCTCGCTTGGCGTGGAACAGAACCTTATACCTCTCTTCATTGTTAACTAATGAATGATTCCCATCATACATTAAGAGGAAGTTATTTATAATATCCTCTAAAGAAATATATTGATATGATCCCCAATTGGCATTTTCAGGGGGATTGCCATTGTTTTCGTAATATTCATATGCTGTTATATACGCCATTATCTTTTAGTTTTAGTTCGTGTTGGAGGAAATAATCCTTGATCTTGTTCCTCTTCATTTTCTCCAGCCTCTCCAAACTGAACAGCCATTACTTCTCTGATAGACATACCTGCATATTGTAGTATCTTATAAACCAAATCTGTAGAATCAGATTCAGGCAATTCAAAATCTTGATATCCTACTACCGATTGATTGAAAAATGCCTCTCCGTTAGGTAGTGTGGACGAGGTCCAGATAGGCTCTTTAGGATATCTTATATATGCCAACGCACACCCCAAAGATTTCCCCGCATCAGCCACTGGATAAAGAGTTATCTGGTTGCCTAGATCTCCTAACGTAGCTACTCCTGGACCTTCTGTGTTGGGAAACCCCATTTGAGAGAAGATATACGCAGGGAACTGCTTAGATGGAGCTGTAAGGTTAGACTTTAATAGTCTACGTATATTATATTCACTTACTCTTTCTGCTTCATTCTCTAGCTCGGTCGTTCCCTCCGCATCTTTCAACCCCCATTGAACATTAACTAGAGTGTACCAATCTTCTGGCAACGTAAATGTTTGATCAGAGCCACCGATCAAAGACAAGGCTTCATATTGAGTAAACGTATCTATTACCTCATTGGTTTGCCTAGCAATGTCTGCATGACCAGCACCTGCTAAACGAGCATTCTCTGCATTAACAGTCTTATTAATATAATAAAAATAATCTTCAAACAGGTCTAGCTGTGCTTGCTTGGCAAAGAGGTTAAAGTCTATGGGTGAAACATAACCATAATTATTCTTGTTTAGAATGGAGAGGACAGTCTCTCTAACTTTGTTAATCATTGACATATTATCCTATTTGTTACAAAGATAACGAAAAAAAAAGAGCACCTAAAAAAAGCGCTCTTCATGTACAGGTTTAACTACATAAGATATGTATCACCATCCCTACGAAATGCTAATCCCTATAACCTTAGTGCCAGCTACTTCAAGAGCAGTGCCAGCCTGAGTTACCACATCTTTCCAATGTGTTTGGTTGGCTGCAGTAATTAAGTCTTGAATAGCGTTTCTAGGACTTTCATCTCCTACAGGGACTGGTTCATGAGTAAGAGTAATTAAGTCAGCCGCACCAGGACCATCATAATGAATATATACAATATATTCAAGTCTTTGCTCAACCATAATAACATTTACAGCAGATACAAGTTGATCTGCAGTTTCTGTAGCTGAGTGAATATAATAATCCTTCGCAGTATCAATGCCTGGAGGACTTACTGACAGTGTAGTATCATTATCTACAGCTACTACTGTGAAGAAGGTATCGTCTGTTGATTGATGAATTATGTCTCCAGGATTAATCCCATCAAGGGTAAAAGTTGCTCCTGCATCTATTAATTTATCTGGTCCTCCTGGACCTGCCGAGCCATCTGTTGTTGTAGTTCCACTTGCCAACAATACATATACTGGTATATTTAAAAACTTTTCCATAATATTTATATTTAAACTGTTGCTATACCACCTACAGCAAATGGGATATTTAATACATCAAAAATAACTTCTCTCCAGGGCTGCTGCAAGCTAGAAACGACAGATGTTTGAATTAAATCTCTCATGGCTTCAGTTGGATTAATTGCGTGAGTGATAGTTGTTACTTTGCCACCTCCATAGGTGATGACTACTGTTGTGGTTGAACCTTGTTCAATCAACTTAATGTCAGTGCTGGAGACTAATTGATCTCCTTCGCCAGTGACAGGAATACTTAAAAACTTTTGCATAGTTAAAAAAATTAAGTGGTTAATAATAAATATATACAAATATACATAAAAAAACCCCACCTTGAGAAAAGCAGGGTTCTTAACCTAAAATCGTCTCATACACTGAAAATAAACTATGAAAGACAAAGCAAATATAGAGATGTTTAGGCTTCTGCCAAACTCTCTGCCATATTTTCTAACATCTTCAACGCCTCAATGCCTTCGTCAGACTGTAAAAAAGAAGCTACAATGTAGTCTCTGCTCTCGCCAAAAGGCACAGTTAGCATTTTCTTTTTATTGGTTTTTGTATTGAAGTAAACATCCTTGCTGTTTTTCCAACTTAATAGAGAGCCTCTAAAGAAACTGTCTACCTTCGCCTGCAAGTCTAGCATTGGATCATTAAGGAGATCCAGGAACTCTTTAGGATTGTTGCGTGCATAAACTAATATATCACGCTTCACTTCTGCTGAAGTCATCTTGTCTGTACTTGTTCCTAATCCCACTCTTGCTATCTGCTCTGCTCTGGTAATATCCATTTGCCTTGCAGCAATCAAAGCGTCTACCTCATAATTAATTATTTCCAGCTCTGCGCTGGCATCATTTTCATGATTTACTTCTATGAATGTAGCACCATTCTCAGGATGGTAGTGTAAGAACTTCTGAAGAACTTGGTTTTCCTTTCGCACAAACAAAAATCCATCTTCAAAGATAATAGGTTCAAGGATAGCGTTGCCATCTTGATCAGCTTCAAAGGGAGTCTTTTGATTTCGTGCATAACGAAGAGGTTTGTTAACACCCTCTTTATCGTCAAAATATAATAAGGGTTTTCTTTTAGTATGTTTAGAAGACAGCATAAAAGCTAATGGTGCTGCTTCTCTTGTGAGTTTGTAAGTCTTATTTACAAACAACTCATTGTGTTTTTTCTTTGCCATTGTATTAAATTAAATTAAAGTTAAAAAAAGGAGTGACCTAAGCCACTCCCTTTATTTGAATTGTAAAAACTAATCTTCTATAAGGAAGAAGTTGTTCGCACCCAATGTGCAACAAGCTCTTTCTGACAAGAAGTTGACCTCCATTGCATCCAGATCAGAAGTTCTTGCGCCACCAGCAGAACCAGTGATCCAAGTTTTATACCTTCTATCTTCAGTTTCTGAAGCTCTATAACGAACATGAAGGAAAGGTCTTTTCGCATTCTTTCCTAAGATTTGGTCATAAACAGTGGTAGATCCTGCAGGAACTAAAAGTCCATACACTTTACCAGCGTTAAGTCCACCTCTCATAGAAGCATCGTTAAGATATTTCCAATCAGATTTGTAGAAATCATACCCTCTTCTGAATCCAGTGAATCCAAGATTAAGAGCCATTTCCTCATCGTTATCAAAAAGTCCATAAGAAGTACCACCTGCGCCATAAGAATTTTGAGCAGCTAACATATCATCTATGTCAAAACTCATTTCTCTGTTACAGAAAATAACATTCTCTTCAATTGATCCTTGCTTATCAAGCCTTTGGATGATAGCATCGAAGTCAGCTAAAGTAGCAGGAGCACCTTGAAAGACGTTTCCTCTTGCTTTAACCACCCAGAAAACACCTTGTGAGCCATCAGCTACGCCAGCAGCTAAATTCGCTACGTTTTCCATAGGAACAGCTTCGATCATTGCAGTTTCAAGATAATCATCGAAACGCATTCTTGTATCTGACTCAGACTTCAAGTACCATAAGTACCCTGTAGCACCAAGTTCAGATGTGATCTCAATCCATCCTATTTGAGCCATATCAGAACCACTGACAGCATATTTGTCTTTGATTATGATTGGTTTGTTTTCAAAGATGTAATCATCAGATTGAAGACTTTCAGTCATACCATTCTGACCTTTTGCAAATTCAGAGCCATATATGAATACTGTTAGTTGATCAGTAGCGGCAAATGTTTGCCCACCCAATTCATAATATGAAACAGCAAAAATGCCATTCACATAATCAACAGTACCAACAATCCCTTTATTCCAAAGAGTAGCTGCACCAGCATTCGCTGATATCATTACTGTTTGACCTTCTCTGATTGCTATTCCGCCATTACCGCCTGTGGTTGTACCTCCTCCGCTAATAGCTGGAGTTAGGTTATCACTAACAGTAATGTTGGCTGTATCTGCACCAGCCCCTGCATCTGAAGCACAATCGGTGTACTTAATGTGCAACCTTCCTTGTTCTGCCCATTTAATAAGGTCAGAATTTGAAGGCATTTCTGCGCCTACCATTCTTAGGAAGGAGCTGATACTTCTGTTGCCATACCTCTCAAATTCTTTCTCATATGTATCAGGTAAATACTGATTCATAAAATCAAAATCTGCGTTAGTGAGGTAATTAGTTGCAACAGCGACTCGTTCTGCACTTGGAATCAAGTCGTATCCTGGAGTTGCTAAAACACTCATAATTTCTATAATTTTAAATTAATAATTTATTTCCTTTTTCTAATTTTCAGCCTGTTACCATCACTGGTAGCAGTAACTGCTTTGATTTGCATACCACCCTTGCTAGATACTTCTGGAGATTTTGTTGTGGAATAGTCAATATTTTTTGTGTTTTTCGCATCTGTTGTTACAGCATCTGCTTTGCCTTTCTCATAAAAAAATCTCGCAAACTTATCTGGATAGTTTGCTATGGCTAATGCCTTGTGAAACCCCTTATGGTTAGTGATCTCCCCTGATTCATTCAAATAGTTCTTTACCCAATTGGTAATATCGCCATTTGATTTCTGCAGTTCTTCCACCCCAGCTGGAGTAAATGAAAGGGTTTGGTCATCTATTTCAAAATCAAAACCTTTGAAATCGTCATTAAAAACCTCTTTTACATTCTTCAAATAAATTTCTCTATTATCAGAAATCCTTTCCTCTTTGGCTTTAGCTTCTTGTAGCTTTATCTTAAACTCTGCCATTTCTTTATCAGCTTCAGGATCATTTGCCTTTCTTGACTCAAGTGGCACTTTATATTGCTCCTTCTGCTCCTCAAAAAATTTGCGAGCTGTAGATACTGCTTTCTTTTTGGCTAATTTCTTTTTCTTAATTTCCTTTTCGTCATCTAAATCTTCATCGTAGTCAAAGTCTTCCAACATATCTGATATGTCTTCATCATCTAAATACTCATCAGTTGACTTATAGTAATTAGCTAAAAGCTCGTCAGGATTTGCCTTATCAAAGTCCTTGTTTAATTTAACAAAGTCTTCAATAGTCCTGCCAGTTTCTTTTTTATATTTAAAGTAAGCCGCAACATCTTCTGGTAAATCAGCAGCGTTGTCTCTTTCTTCAAATAATTGGTCTAGAGAGTCTATCTCTTTACCATATCTTTTTCCAATATATGAAAGAACGTCTCCATCACTAAGTGATGGTTTGTCTTCTTCAGTTGACGCTGAAACTTCAGCTCCCTCAACCTTTTCTTCTTTATTTGTTTCGCCATCCACAAACTGTTCTTCATGCTTTTCTAGCAATTCTTTTTCTACTTCTTGTGTAGATTTTGGTTCGTGGTCGATGACTCTTACTTTCATTTCTGCCATTTGATTATATTTAATTAAAGTTGTTATACAAAACTACATAATTTATTAATACCAAAAAACCCAGATTTTATCTTGGCTCAAATTCAGCTAAATCAAAGCCATCCAGTGAATCTTCATTAGACTCAAAGCTTTGAGGTGGCAAGTTATTCTTTCTTTGATTAATTAATTGCGATTGTTGAGTGTTGGCTTGATCAATACGAGTTGCTTTTGCATCCTCTCTCTGATTCTCTCTCTCTTTAAGAGCCCTTTCGGAAACATCCCTTAGTTGCTGCTGATATCCAAACTCTTCTGCCATTAATACTTTTTTGAGTTCTGCTTCTTTTTCTAACCTTTGCATCCCCATACTAGTTTCAGCCTGTATCACAGCTATCTTAGATTTTGCTTCCATTTCTATCTTAGCCATTTCAGTCTGAGACTTCATTTGCTGTGCCTGAAGTTGAGCCTGCGATTGCATCTCTTGCATCATCTGTGCCTGCTCTTGGTCCGATGCTGCTTTTTCTTTACGCTTTAACTTTAATAGCTGGTTGGCAAGTTTAATATTTTTTATTTCTCTAATATCAATGGCATCCTCTAGGTTGATGTCATTTTTAGAAAGAGCCATTTGTATGTTTTGTTCCAACATAGCCTTTTGGACTTCGTCAGGAGAAACATCAATATAAACTCCAAAATCATATAGATATAAATCCTTGATGTCTTCTAGAATCTTGAGATTATATTTGCCTATCTTGTTGGCGAACTCTTCTTTGAACTCACTATATTCCAATACATCCGACATCCTATATGACAACCCCTGAGCTAACTTCCTTATAATATAAAGACTAGAATCCAAGATATGTCGTGTGGCAGTATTTGAATTTAAAGCAGCTAATTTCTGAACTCCTACTAATGAATCAGGATTAGGCGTAGAGGCATCCCTTGCTTCATTGAGTCCTGTTACTGCTCTAATCATGTCTAAATAATGATTATAGTTCTGTAGAAGCATTTGCATTTTGCCAGTCCCATTATTAGAATTAAGCTGGGTAATAGGGATTTTCCCTTGATTATATTCCCCATCTTGAGTATAGCTTCTGCCAATAACACTTCCTGTTTGGAAGTATAGCCTTAGTGCATCTTCAGGATTATATGCTCCTCCTCCTCCTAAATCTACTTCATTTAACCCATCGGCATCAATATATACGCCATCAGGAACTACCCTAGATACTACCTGCTGCAGTTTAAGATGGGTTATCTGAATAAGATCCGCAAAAGGTATCATCCTAGAAACTAGAGATTCTATATTGCCTTTATACATTCTGGGGGCTACTGCTACATATTCTGATAACGCATACTGGCTTGCAGATTTAGGTCGGACCATGTTTTTAGCCATTTCCCACTTCAATACGATGTTTGTTCCCATTACCATTACACCCTCATACCACACTTCAATGGTTTTCTCTACCTTCTCAAAGTTTCCTTCATCCATCAATTCTTCAGGAGGATTAAAGGTGTCTTCCTTTTCTATTACTCTTTCACCACCATTGTCTAGCTTCTTTTTTTTATGAACAAACTTCTGAGTGGTTTTATAGTTAAAATACATTAATGTTGCGGTGTCTCTGGCAAAGATGCTATTCTGATACCACTGTGCTACATTAAAGTAATCATACCATGTCTGACTATATTTAGCTATTTCCTCTAAATCATCAGTGGTTAAGGTAGGATCAATCTTCATTAATTCAGTGACTGCCACTGTTTTTATCTCTCCCCAATAAAAGCAGTCTTTCATAAATGGATCTTCTGTATAACTATATACCATATTAGCTGGAT